AAGCTGGAAGCTGTGTTCCCAGACACTATACTGCCTAATGCGCTTAGTGCCCCAGATTGTACCTGGTCATTCATTGCTAAGCCACCTACTAACCCACCAGTAGCAAACTTAGGTAGTTCGCCAGTAGAATTGAGATGCTCTAAGAAAGGACGGTATTGAGAAGCCACTGAGGTCTTCATTACAAACTCGCCATTAGACAACATAGCAGGTATTGAATCAGAAGTAGCTGAACCCGCTCCGAATACAGAACCACCGTTTGCGCGTTTAACAGGCGCTTTAGATGAAGTATCACCTCCTACGCTTCCGTTACCACTTGCTACCGCTGGTCTACTGCTTTCTCCGCCTCCGAAGAATTCTTTAATATGATTTACGACAGCAGCGCCAAAAGAGGCACCGAGATCTATTAGTTTACTTAGTCCGTTAAGTACAGAATCCGCAAAGCTTTCACCTATGTCTGTGATATAGCCCCAACTCTCTTTTATGTAGTCTGCGAATAACTCCGCCCCCGCATAAATTTCATCTTTAAAGATAGCACCGATCCCAACGAGGGCAGCTACGAGTAAGGCGATCAACAGACCTACCCCTACCATAGGAGCCGCAGCAAGTAGTAATGCACCTGCTTGAATAAGTCCGAGAAAAACCATACCGCTAGCTGTCATCAGGACAGATGCGGTCTTCATAAGTATTGAACCCGCAACAGCACCTGCTACCATCGCACTTCTTATAATACCCGCACCTGCAATAGCACCTGCTATATGGGCAACTTTAGTAGCTGCCGCACCCGCAATTGATCCTACAATAATGGCAGCTCTGTAAATAGAGCTTCCTGCGAGAGACGCAATCATTATAGCGTTTCTGAAAAGAAATGCGGCGGCTGTGAACACCGAAGACATTCTCAAGGCAAGAAAGGCCATTACTGAAAGGAAAGCTACTTTTAACGGCAATATCAAATAGGTCATGAGCAACCCTCCGATACCCGTAGAAAGCTTCAGAAGCATCATTTGGGTTAGTGCAGCAAATAGCTGGAAGAGTCCTGCAGCCATAGCACCTACTATCAGTTGCCCCAGCTGTGCAGCTATGAGAACTGCGATCATGGTTTCACCGCTGTTCAATCCAAACTCTTTAGCTTTTTCTGCCGCGATCCCGGCACCAAGGAAACCACCTACTGTTCCACCTATCATCCCTCCAAGTCTACCAAAGCCTACGATAGCCTTAGACATCGTATCTCTGAGCCTGTTGACAGGACCTGTTAGTAGCTGACTACCAATTTGAAGCTGTTGTTGATTCTTTTTGATACGCTGAATAAGTACCGCAGTTTCGCTTTGCTCTTGTTTCTTCAGTGAAGCTAATTGTTGATTGATAGCTTTAGTACGAGCTGGTTGATTGGCTAGCTGTGCTAACTCGCTACCTAATCTTAACCTTTGTCCTCTTATGGATTCTTTCAATCCGCTAAGTTCTGCTTCTAATAGCTTACCTTCGGTTTCTAGGCCTCGAACAGCGGGACCCGCCATTCTAGATTGTAGAGAGTCACCGAGGGTGGCACCCACACCAAGAGTGAGGCTTCCCAGAGGATTAAGCAAGGAGCTACCTCCCGCTGCTGCTACCGTTTTTAAAGTACTAGCAAGGATAGGTAGAGCTGCCGCAACGGCTATCAGATTATCTCCAACAAATCTCATCGCACTTTCTAAGAGCTCAAAAGGCGCTACACTCGCAGCATTATTGACAATTGCACTGATTCCAGAAGCAATAGTTAGCAATATGTTTACTTGTGTACGAAGAATTTCATCAATCGGGCCCGTTTCACTGGCACTAGAGACACTGAACATGTCTACGATACCCATGAAGTAAGCGCTAACTGCTCCAAGAAAAGCAGTACCAATCTTAGCACCTAAGCTACCAGCAAAACCTCCGCCTAGGGTTGCTAGCGTAAAAGCAGCACCAAAGGCAACAGAAAGTGCTCCGATTATTCCTAATACAGAAAAAGAAGTTACCTTGTTTACAAAGTTACGAATGCCGGATTGCGCTTTATTTAAAAAAGATTTAAACTTATCAGCACTAGGAAAGACCAGGCTATCAAACATTTCTTTTATGTTATCTCTTAGAGTAGAGAAGATACCACCTGCTTTATCCGCAAACTGACCAACCTTTTTTGTTGTCTTAGTTAAATTGTCTGCATAGTTGTTTACACCGTCTACCAGGTCAGGCCAAGTAGAGTTACCTACAACTTCGATAAACAAATCATAAAATATAGAGCCTACACTTTTCGCAAAGTCCTTGACCTTGTCGAGGGCTCCAAACAATTTACCTGAGTAAGAAGTTACTCCGTCTACCATGCCTTTAAACTTACTTACAACAAAGTTTTGAAGACTTCCAAACTCTAGTTTAAGTAGTAAAAGATCGGTCTGTATAATCCTTATGAACACGGCTAGGTTATCAATCCCGTTAGTAATACTTTTGGTCAAATCTTTTATGATGTCGCCTTCACCAAAAATAGTATTAAAGGTATCGCCTACTGTACCAAATAACTTATTTAAAGAGATACCAATCTCTCTACCAGAGTTTGCGATGATTTGGTTAAAAGGAATTTTCAAGGTAGCAAATTCTGCTTCTATGTCATCCTTAGCATTAATTAATGCCCTGGCTACTGCATCTCCAGAGATTTTTCCTTCTGCGGCTAACTTTCTAAGTTGGCCAGTAGTAGTCCCTAATTCCTTAGCAATTGCTTGCGCGATACGGGGAGTACCTTCAAGTACAGAGTTAAGCTCTTCGCCCCTAAGAGTACCCGATGCTAAACCTTGTTGTAGCTGTATTAAAGAAGAAGCGATTGTTTCCGCAGAACCACCACCAATCTTACCTGCTTTGATAAGAACTTCGGTAAGGATAGTAGCTTCTTTCCTGCTACGCTGTGCGTTAACAACTAAACTTGAATAAAGATTAACTGTAGTTTGTAAGTTAACGTTACTTCTACGAGATACTGCGAATAATTTTTGTTGTTGTACAAGTAACTGCTGTGTTCTACCTGTAGTAAGTGCAATTCTGTTATTTAATTCTGTAAACTGTGAGCTTAAGCTGGATATTCCGCCTGCTGCAAGTAAGCCTGTGATTAAACCCCCGGCGACCTTAGCAAAACTGCCAAGGTTGCGTACTGTTTTCTGTACACTTTTTCCGGTTTCTTCTACATTTTTATTTATGGTCTTTAGATCACTAGAGACATCTTTAGAAAAGCTAGTTATTATTTGATTGCTTTTCTGTACAGAAGTAGGGAGCGCATCGATAGTTGCCAGAAGGCGTTTAAGGCTGGCTTCAGCCTGTTTAGAATTACTTTTGATTTCAATTTCTAAACTCATTGATATATCTCCGATGATGAAAAAAAAAGACCCCCAAGATTAATTCCAGGGGGCAGTTGTTATAGTCTTCTTACATTCGCGCCTTTAACTTTGAAATACTTTGAAAGAGTAGTTTCGATGAATCGGACGGGTGCTTGAAGAGAAGACCCTTGGTTCAGGTCTTGTATGTATGGTGTACCATTAGTGATGTAGAGAGTTTCTATTACGTCTGTAGGTACAGGACCAAGCCTCACAGTGGGGTTAACTGAAGAAGTGTCCTCGTGATTTTTGATTAGATCTTTGGAAGTGTTTAAAGCCCAAGAGCTTCTTGCTCGACCTGAATCTACGGGAGTGACATGCACAAGTTCGGTAATAGCTTGGAAAGCAGATATACGCTGAGATTGATTTATCAGTCTCATATATTCTTCATTCAACTCTCGTTTCATTTTTTCAAAGTTTTTTAGCTGTATTGTGTATGCCATTTTAATCTCCTCTGTTAGTTAGCAGTTTCTAACATAGCCCCAAAGACAGATTTCCTAAGGCTATACTGCATTACTTCTTGGTCAGAGCGTTTAGCTTCTGAATCCTTAAGGGCTTTCAAGGTTGGGAATATTTCATCACCGCTTTGCTTAACGCCTTGTGCATTTAGTAACATAGCAGTTCTGTTGTCTTCTCTCCAGCCGATAGGTCTTGCTTCTAAAAAGAGTGCCCACTGTTGTAATTCTTTAGCAGGCATTTCATTTAATATTTGATAAACGGGCATACCTAAATAAAAGGCAAGCTCGAATATAAACATATCTTCGGACTTTAACCGTTTCCCAATTCGCCGTCAGAGCCCATAATGGCCTGAGATAAATTAGAAAGTTCTATGATAGGGAAAGAGTCTAACTCTTCGTCAGTAAGTTCCTCTGCACCGACAACAGCCATGCGCACTACTTTGCGGAGTAAGATAAGATGATCTTTATCTTTCTCTTCTAACTCGTTAGAGGCCTTAGAAATTGATTCAATCTCACGAGCTTGTCCTACAGTCAAAGGACGGATCTCAACTTCTTCGCCCATAAAAGGTACTTTCTTTGTAATTTGTTTGCCAATTAAATGTTTCATATATATTAATCCTTGTTGTTTTCGAATAAGTGTTTGTTGTGATTTTGGAATTCATCCAGAAGGTTATGCATTTTGTTTAACACGTCAAGTGTTTCAAATATCTCAGTACGCTTTGCTATGTGGTCAGGGTTATTCTCATCAGAGAAATCCTTAAACCTGTCGAAAGTTTTACGTGAGCTGAAATCTATATCTTTCTTCATATTACGTAATGTAGTTTGAAGAACAAATCCTTTGTCAAAAGGAGGTTTGTTGTTATCCATTTTTAATATCCTTGTATAAAAAGACAAGAGAACCCAAAGGCTCTCCGTCTTGTATAATCTTAGTATTGTTTTACTTATGCAGGTAGTGCGTAAGTAGAAGTAGACGCAGCAGCTTCTAAGCTGAATGGTCCACTGAAATCGCCTTCGATTGTTAAAGCAATGTTTGCTTGTAACGAATCAGATAAAGAAGGAGAAATTTCAAACGATGCAATAGTACCGAAGAAATAAAAATCAGCAAACTTATCTGCGTTGTCAGCTGTCATAACGTCATTACCGTCAACAGTGATAGCAGCATCTGTAATACGTACGCGGAAACATAAACGAGTGTTTGCTTTACGCAACACGTCTAAGTTAGCGTGAGTAGAAGGGACGTAGTTCAAAGTAAATTCTAAAGAAGGAGCATCCGACTGACCAGATACCTGTGAAGAACTAGATTGACCGTATACTGGAACGTTTACGATGTTTGCCGGGGTACCCAAGCTTGGGAACTCACGGATGTTACCAACGTGCTTGACTGCACTTTCTGGTGTTTCATCAGTAGCTGCGCTAGCTGCTAAGATAGCAGTTGAGTTGCTTGCGAAAAGAGCATGCAAAGCGCCTGAAGTGCTGTTTGCTGAGTCAGCTGTGTTCGGAACGAAATCTAAAGTAGTGAATTTAGAAGCGCCGATCGATGTGATATGTGCCATTATTAACCTCTGTTAATTAAAGTAGTTGAAGTCTACAGAATAATCGCCGCGAAACAATTCGGGATTGTCTCTATCGGAACCTAAGACGGACATTGAGCTCTCGCGAGTTTTAGTGCCTGTACCTAAGTGTTTATTTTGCAGTATGTTGTCGAGTGAGTCAGCAATTAGCATAAGTCTTTGAGTGCCTTGATTTGCTGCCACGTATATTTGAATGATAACTTTTCCTGAGATGCCTGATCTGTTGTAATCGCTGTCTCCGCCTAGCGGTAGTACCTCGATTTTAACAAACTCAGTTTCTCGGGAAGAGACCATGTAGTTAGAAGGGTAAGCAGATACTCCGTATGTTGCCCACAAAGGTGTGGCAAATACAGATTCTACATCTGATAAAATAGTAGCGTACTTAGACATATTATCCCTCCGTCACTAATAGTATTACTAAACCCGGTTGCTGTGTGAAATTTATGATTACGTGTGCTACGCTGTTTATTATAACTTTGTCGTATAAAGCAGGACTTGCCAGATCTTTCTCTTTGATATATACCTCTTTCCGAGGTGCTATGATCTCAGCTTGGTCAGGTTCTTGTTTGACAGACATGATTATAGCTTGTATTGAAGCTTCCTCAAAAGTGTCAGCCGTTAAGCCTGTTGAAAAATCGTAAGTGCTTGTCGCTTTAGTTTGTAATGTAACTGTTTCAGCTAAATCACCAACCGCCACGAATGCTTTATTTACAGCAGAGTTTATTTTTTTGCGTAAAGACATAATTTAATACCCCCACCAAGATTTCCCTGAATTCAGAGTCATAGGTTGAATTACCCGCTTAACTGTGCGGGGGATTCTAGATGGTTCCTTAATCTCTTTTAATGAGATAGGCCCAATCTTTATATCCGTTATTTCACCTGTAGAATCTAAAAGACCATCGTTGTTTAGTAAGTGGTAAGCTAACTCATAGGTTGCTTGTCTTATTAAACGGATATCTCTTTTCAGGGAGGTCTCCACCTCATCAGTTACACTGTAAGTATAACTTGATGTGAACGCCAGCTTAAAGCCTCGCGAGGTATCTCGGAAGGCTCCAATACGAGGAAAAGCTAAGGCTTGGGATTCGCTTACTGCGGACCCCTGCCAACTCATTTCATCAAGATTACGAGTAGCAGTCACTAAAGCCTGCTCCCGTAATTCTGAGGAAGTGTTATCCCAAGCCGCAGCGTCCAATCGGTCCTCGAAGTAACTGTTCGCTTCACTCAATGTTACATATGAGTTAGCGCCTTTTAGTAGTGACATAACAATTACCTCTCAGTTTGATTAGGCGTGGAAAATTGGTAAGATACCAAGATTAAGTAGGCCAACTTTACGTGACCAAGCAGGAGCAGCCGGAGTACCAGCGTATGTTGCGTTAGAAGCGAAAGCAGTCTGTGTACCAGTAAAGCTATAACCACGAGCATGCATAACATAACCCCAACGGTACCAAGCTGTAGTACGGCCAGAACCAGAACCTACGCTCTCGTTACGATCCATAGCAACAGGATTAGGTACATCCATGCTTTCCATAAATACAGAACCAGGAAGCATCATGTAAGATACTTTGATAGCTGAACTTGCGGTACTACCAGAAAGTGCTGCGTGAGTTACTGTACCTAAGCCTTGGCCAAAGTTACGAGAAACAATTACGCGAATAACGCCGCCTAATAAAGTTTCGAAAGAGATGTTACCATCAGTGATACGCTCGTCATCAACTAAGTTGGCAACTTTTACATCTAGGTAAACTTCAGGAGAAACTACAAGATATACGAAATCTGGAGTGTAATCAGCCCATGCGCCCATAGCGCGAATTAAATGTTCAACACGGCGACCAGGAGAAGCAGCAGTTAAATCTACTAAGCCTTCGATGCTAGTACCAGTACCAACTGTGTCGCTTGAAGAAGCAACATAACCGAATGCTTTAGTTTCATCACCATCTACAGCGTTACCAGCAAACATTGCTGAGTAAGTACCGCCTGCCAAGTCGTTAGCAGTTTTAAGCTCAGTGTTCATAACACCTGCTAAACAGCTGCGTAAAGATTGATCTTCATCTTCAGCACGAGTTTCAGCGAAGTCACGAGCGATCTTGGCTAAGCCAGACTCACCAGAAATAACGCTTTGTACTAAGTACTCGTTAGCGCCATGTGTACGGACAGTTTTAATATAAGTCTGAACTTCAGTACTTATGTTAGTAGTTCCACCATGGTTGCCATCTTGAGTAGCTACGTTTACAACAGCGTTAGCTGAACCAGTGATGTCTTCTGCTGCGTTAGTTCCGCCAGCAGCGTAAGCACCTAGTGGCTTGTAGAAACGAACTTGACCGATATAGTCTTCACCGTTTGCGTTGATTTGTGCATCTGTACCGATCACTTGAGTTGATACGATTTTCTTTGCACGAGTGTACATCTCATCTGAATATGCTGAGATTGCTTTGTTTAATGTGCCAAATGCACTTGAAGAAATTGCCATTTTTATAATGCCTTAATAATTAAAAGTAAGTTTAGTTGAGTTGTTACAGCCATTTACCGCCACCGTCAAAATGTCCAGCAGCTGCGGCTGTCATTATTTCTTCGGTAGTCATGTCTGCTAGTGATTTGCTAGAGTCGAAACCTGCTGAGTTGGCTTGCTGTGAAGCTTGGCCTGTTCCAGAAGATTGCTTTGGTTTAAATAAAAACTCCTTGTCGTCATCCTTACGGAAACTGTCAATGAAATCTTTAACGGAAGCGCCAGTCTTATGCACCCACTGACCATTCTCATTCTGTGTTAACTGAGATACTACGTCCCGGTAAGCAAACTCTGCTGCTGTATCGTTACGGAAGTCTAAGCCCTTAAGAGCGCTGCGAACAGCACCGTCTCGTGTTAACTCGACGATTTGTTTATCTCTTGCTGCTAATTTAGCAGTGATTTCTGTAAGCTTCATGTCAGATGCTTCTTTGTGCTTACCCTCTTCTTCTAGACTGGCTATCGCGCTAAGTCTCTTTTCTTCTTCAAAAGAAACAGACTTTTGTATAGCTTCATCACGCTGAGAGTAGGCGCTGTTTAGTTTCTCTTTGATACTTGAAAGTTCTTCATCCACTTTTGCTTGGATGATTCTTTGTAGTTCTTCAGAGTCTAAAGCAGGTGCTTGATTTGCTTCGTTATTATCATTCATATTTTCGTTATCCATAATTGTTGCTCCTGGGCACAGCCCGTTTGTTGAGTTAGATAAGGACACAGCCTTATCCGTTTAAGAGTTTTTAGTAGACTTCTCACGGTCCGATGCCATACCAATCCCAACCTTCGGGAATAGCAGCGAGTATTTCTTTGGCAGTAATGCCATCTTTACTACTGAGTAAACCATCCGCCCTAGCTTGCGCCAGTAACTTTTGATAAGACTTCTCAGAGAGTCCTCTTTGCCTCATTGCTTTGAGGGTGTTTAAGAGTGTTTCACCTTCTACTGCTTTAGCATACATGTCGCGTAGTGCGAATTTAGCTTTAACAGAGTCAGAGATATTGGTAAAGAAACCATCGTGGATAGTTGCAGTCTGAATACGATTCTTCTTGCCCCATAGATGGAACCAACGAACGATTGTAGCATCGTTCATATGATTACCGTTTACTCCCAAACCACTACGAGCGCCTATAATAGACTGTTTACCTACAAACTTACTGTCTGTGATTGTGTCTTCGTAGATGTTGGAAACCTTTCGTCCAGTAACCGGA